TCCATTAACTGTTAAATCTTTAGGTATAGTTGTTTCACCTGTACTTGTAACAGTTATTAATTCATGATTAGGAATACCAAGTTCAGCTAGAGTGACTGCATCTGCTACATTAGTCAGATTACTACCATCGCCATAAAAACCCTTTTCAGCAGTTATCTTACCTTTACTAAGAATGTCTCCTTCAACAATTATACCACCAGCAAACTCCGTATCTCCTGGAGCTGGTTCTACATCCGTTACACCACCTTCACCTCTGTATATAGCCATTATATTTCCTCTTAAAGTTCTTGGTTTTTCTTCTTAGATTTCTTTGTTTTCTTAGTCTTTACTACGAAGTCGTCATAAACCCCGTCCTCTTGTGGTACTGAACTTCTTAAATCTTCTTTTTCTTTAGGTGATACATACTTTTCAACTAAAGTATAACCTTCAACTAGAGTATATCCTGGGTGTACTTCCATAGATTGTATATCTAAAGCTGTATGAACTTCCATTGTGGTACCTGAAATATTACATTTAAAAACTGCCATTTAATTCTCCTAATAATATCTTTATAGCCACTAGAAAAGTAGCTATAAAAATATCCCCTCGTGAAAGGGGAATATTCTTTATGCAGGTACTACCATTGCAAAAGCTGAATCTTCTCTCAACGCTTGTACACCATAGATTGTATCTGAAGTGTAAAGTGTTGCTAGATAATCTTGCTTGTACTGAACTTGTGAACGAATTCCAAGTTGCTCAACTAGGACTGCTGCATCTTTCTGTCCCATTAAACATACTCTGTCACCATCAGCTGCAGATGTAGTATCAGCATTAGAAGTAACATATACAGGGATACCATATAAATTACCAATGTGACCATTACGGATTGTGTTAGCAGAACCTGCGTCGCCAACTGAATCCATAGCTGTGTATCGGTCTAGACCTAAAAGAGTATTTCTAGCTGCAGGTGGTACTAAAAAGAACCTTCCTGAAGTAGGTACATCTTGGTCATCAAGTTTCTGAATAACATTACGAACTGCAATGTCAGTCAAGGCTGCTGCGTTAGTACCATCATATAATGTAGTACCATCTAAACCAGTGAAACCTTTATTATAGTCAGCAGTACCATCACCAGCGTTCATAACTCGACCTAATTGAACTAGGTCAGTATCCACTTGTTTTGCAAGTGAGTAACCAGCATCTTCTGTGTAGAATCTACGCATAGATGATAGTGCTTGAACTTCTGTGATGTCCTCAATGAAACGAGAATATTCATAGTGTTTGTTAATGTTAACTAGAATTTCTGTTTCTGTATCAGCAATCAATGTTACTGCTGTTGAAGATGCTTTTACTGAAGGAGTCCCTCTGGTAGGTTGTGGGATATGAATTATATCTCCTTTCTTACCTTTGAAAGACATCTTTTTCATTACATTTGCTGCTACTAAGTTGCTTTTATACGCTGCGATTACCTCATCGGACCAAATCTCAGGTATAAAAACGGCTGCGGTCGTATTCGTGACCTGGGGGGTTGGATATGCCATTTTAATTTCCTCTCTATATTGTTTTTAAATGACTCGCCCTTCTTGGTATGCCAACATTATCTCATCAGATAGTGCATCGTACTTGTCTGGGTCTGTCTGCATTAGTTTAATAATATCGCTTCGTCGATATTTCTTTTTAGAGATAGGTTCGTTATTCCCTTTCTTTCCAACACTAGCTGCTTTCAATTGATTACTCTTATCTATTTTACTAGTTTCTGCTACCTTAGCTACTCGTTCTTGTTTCTCAGTCCAAGTAGATAGTAATTCTTTAGCAGAATCATAATCAAAGTTTACTTCAGCTCTATTGTAAAGTTCAGAGCGAACTTTTGAACCATTAATCCATTCAGCAAAGTTAGGGTCTTGAACGATAGTTTCTAGCTCTGGATACTCAGAATTCAACCTAGTTAATGTAGATGTTCTCTTCATTTGTTTAGCTGCTTCTTGAGCCTCCTTTATAGCAGGATGACTATCAATTTGTTTCTTAACATGCTTACCAGGATTATCAATAAAATCCTCTGGACTTGTTTCATCTATCTCAGTCTGTGTTGATTTCGATGTTTGTGTAGAAATGAAGTCATCAACTACCTTTCTAAGTTCACCTACTTCAGAACCTTGCTTACCAATAAGTTTTTCAGCTTGTTGGTGCATTACTGCAATATCTTTAGCAGACTTTCCTTTATACTTCTCAGGTAAATCGTCTTCAACTTCAGTTTCAGCTTCTACTTCTGCAACAGGTTCTTTTACAGGTGTTAGCTCTTTTTCAAGATTAGCTTCTACCTTTACTTCTTCTGCTACATCTGTTGCTGCAACTTCAATTACTTCTTCTTCTACTTCATCTATTATATCAGCCATATTATTCTCCTGTGCTTAAAAGCATTATAGGGAGATAACTAAGGAGACTAACCCTTACTCACCTCTATTCTAGTTATTGCCCATGCTGTTTATTTAAGGCATGATGTTTCTTAGCCCACTTTGCATGTGCATCGGGGAAGTCCCCTGAGATGCCTTCTAACTTTATAGTAGGAGTACTAAGAATTTTCTTAGACTCTTTACCACAAGTTGGGCAATCTGTTGTTGTAGTGTATTCAATAAGTTTATCAAATAAACCACAATCCTTACATTCAAAATCAAACAGTATCTTCATTATCTAAATCCTTATACGTTTGTTCTGAAACATCTTTTAGAGTAAGTATCCAATTCATGATTCTTAATTCACCTCTTCTAGCAAATAAAGTTTTTTCATCTGGAATATCTTCTACTTTAATACTACTCTTAATCTTTTCTATATCTACTAATAAATCTTTCCATCCTTTAGTAGTAAACATTGTAAATCTATCTTCATAATACTGTTGTAATTCTTTATCCATATATATAATATTATACCATATAATTAATTAAAAGTCAAGCTTTATTTTGCATCTGCATCTTGACTATATCTTTATTGTCTTGCATGTCCATCTTTTTAAGTTGTATTTCTTCTTGTCTCAGCATTAGTTTTGCTGTTGCTTCTCTTCTTTTAAACTCTGCTTCTTTCTCATCTGCTTCACTAGGTAAGTTAGTTGCAAGAGCAGTCATAAGTTTAGCTTGTATTTCTTTAGGCATCATCTGAGCATCTACTTGGTCTTTCTGAGCTTTAGCCATATTAGACTGAGCCTCTGACCCTTGTAATTGAATACCTGATTGTACTTGTGCTTGTGTCATTTGTTGTTGTTGTTGAGCTTGTTTTTGTTGCTGTTGCTGACCTTGTTTTAGAGTTGCAATAATCTCTGCTCTATTTTCCATACTAGAGTTATTTACTATACCTTCTAATAACAGAGGTACAACAGGACTGTTTGGTCCTAAAGTTTTAAGTAAATTTAAGTACTGTAATTGCTCTACTTCTTTAGCTAGATTACCTAAAGATGAGTTAGCTACAAACTTATAATCTGCAACAGGAAACTCTTCAGGTGAGAACTGCATAAATCTATGTGCTACTTTAGTAATGAATGGTACTAAGAAGTTGTCTTGGAAGTTCACCAGTGTACGTTTGTTCTTTTTAAGTACTGTGGATAGTGCTACAGATAGTTCTCCTCCTGCAGCTGCCTTAACATCTTCCTGTGTACTCATTGTATTTGTAGCTGATAATAACATTTTCTGGAAAGCTTGTGCAGTAACTAGGTTAGCTTCTTCTGTTACACCAAATTTAAATGGTTGTAGAATCTCTCTAGGGTCTCCATTAGTTAGTATAGACTTACCTGGTCTAATCTCAAACTTAGCTCCTCTAGGTAAACGTGTAGCATCTATACCCATCATAGGTGCAGTAGTTAAAGCTAGTGAATCTAGGTGTGCTCTTAGTTGAGCATCAATAGCCTTCTGCATATTGAAACCTTTCTCTGCAATACCTCTACCCCAGAATCTTTTAGGTACAGTATCATCTTGATATGCTACAATAGGTCTATCTTTCATCATATATGGACTTTTTTCTGCTTTAAGAAGTACATTATCGTTACCAATTACTACAATAGCCTCTACTAAATTACCATACTCTTCTAAAATGTCTCCAGTTCCTTCATATACGTCCCCATTTTCTGGGTCATCTAGTAATTTCTCTGGAACTAAGCCATAATATCTTACAATCTTAACTTTATCTCTGTCATATTCTTCATCTATCCATGTTTCTTCTAAATCTTCTTCACCTGGAGCTTCTCCACCTAAGTCTGCCTCCATATACACACCATCTTCCATGTTTTTAGCTACTAAATGTGCAGAAACAAACTCTTCAATAGCACATCCCATAGCATCCTCCACTCCATTTGCATTTGGGTCTATTAAAAAGTTCTGTGGACTAATAGGATTTAGTAATACTTGTACTTTCTTTTTAGATTTAGTACCAATTGCTACAGAATCTACATCTTCCATTACTTCTGTT